CGGCGCTTAGTGTTCGATTCTCCGCGCCTCCACCACTAAAAGCTACGCCTGAACAGGTGTTATACATAGAACGCGATGTGACCGTCTCGGGCGATTCGGTCACATGGATGGGCACATCAGGCAAGCGGCCATCGCTATTCTTCGACGTAGGCATAGGTCGAGCTTGACGGGTAGTAACTCGCGCTCGTGTAGGCGCTCAACGACCCTGAGGGGACATAGATGATGCAGTCGGTTGGAACGGATAGAAATGCGTTAGAGTTTGTCAAAGTCGGCGGTGTTTCCCGCGTGAAGTGAATCTCGCCAAAGCCGCAAGCGTTGAACGCGTTATTTCCGATGCTGCTCACACCAGAGGGTATTGTTATCGACGCAAGCGAATTGCAGTAGTTGAACGCAGAGGTACCGATGGATGTCACTCCGCTCGGTATTTCTATTGACGCGAGCGAATAGCAGTTCTGGAAGACGTAGGTTCCTAGGGAAGTGACTCCTGACGGCATGGTGAACGACGAGAGCGAGTAGCAGTTCTGGAACACGTAGTCACCGATGGTTGTTACACGAGAAGGCAGGACGATTGACGCGAGCGAGTAGCAGTTCCGGAAGACGTAGGTTCCCGTCCTCGTAACTTTGCTCGGAATGGATACCGTAACGAGCGAATAGCAGTTATCGAACAGATAGTTGGATATGCTTGAACTTGAAACACTAGAAGGGACGACAACGAATGCAAGCGAATAGCAACCCAAGAACATCGAAGCCCCAAATCTTGTCACGCTACTCGGGATGGATACCGTCGCTAGCGACTGGCAGTTGGAGAGCGAATAATCCCCTAGTTTCGTACTCGCGCCAATTCTTACTGATTGAACACAATTTGAATACATTCGATTTGAAATCGTCGACCCACCGTTTGCATGAAGCATGGGCTGACTGCTGGTGTTGTACAGTGCGACATTTCCAGACGATACATGCACTTTAATTGTGTAGAAGCCTGCTGACGCATAGGTGTGCTGGGTGTTTTTCCTAGTTGTATTGCTTGTGCCAGCCACGGTGTCAGTAGCAGAACCATCGCCCCAGTCGATGGTGACAGTGCCGTTCGGAGCAAGCGCCAGATACGGAGACAACCTGCCATCTTGCATCAATACGTCTATCTCGGTATCGCCGCTCTCGGTGGTGTACATCTGCCCCACGTCGCATGTGCCAGAGGCGTTGAACTGCGTCTGTATCTGCGCGAGCGTGTAGTTCCACCCTTGGGCCACGAGACCGTTGTGGGACGGGTTGTCTGGAAGCGCAGCAGGAACGGAGCTGTACGACGCAACCAGCGTCCCATCATAGTCGAAGAAGCGGATGGGGTCAGTAATATTTCCCCCACCACCTCCTCCACCTGACACGTTGACGGTGATGGGCGAGTAACCATCTACTCCGCCGCTTGCGGTATACGTGCCGTTCTGCGTGACGTTGAGTGCCTCGATGTTAGCAGAGCCGCCGCTCGCGGTGCCCGTGGCCTTCGCCCCCGATGCGGTGTAGAACACCTTTCCAGAAGCCACGTCGGATGCGGTGGCCGTGGTGTCGCTCACGTCGTAGAACGAGGAAGTCCCGCCGCCCGTCGTGGGCATGTTGACGCTGGGGACGCCAGTGTAGGACGCCCCCGCTATCGTTACGTTCTGGGCCATGATGCCCCCTTACGATACCGTCAGAACCTTGGTGGTGGAATCCTGGGACACGCTGACCAGCGTGAGACTACCAGCCACGCCGAAGATGCTCGTCCCGCTCTTGATGTTCGACGCGACGAGGTTCGCGTCGCCGGCGATTGTCTGAGCGCCCGTGAGGTACGTCCCCGCCGCGATGGTCTGCGCGGAAGTTCCAGGCGTGATCGTGGCCGCAGCCTTGGTGGTCACGGTCGCCGTGAGGCTCACGCTGGAGTTAGCAGCCGTGGCGGATGCCACGTAACCCGCAGAAACAACGGGCGTGACGCTGACGGTCTTGGAGAGCGTGAGCGTGTTTGTTCCAGTGGTGAGAGTTGCCGAAGTGCCGCTGATGCTGCTCGGCGCGGTAGCCGAACCGCTCGCCACGCTCTTGGTGGCCTGGGAGCCGTAGTAACCCGCAGGAACCGTCACGGTTGCGCCCGATGCCGTGAGGTCGCTCGCAGACTTGCTGGCGATGGTGCCCTCGTACTTCACGCCATCAGCATACGCCGTGTTGCCCGAGAGCATCTTACCGCCGCTGTCGAGCGTTGCATCGGAAGTGTCGAAGAACTCGGCAGAGCCGCTGCCAGTCGCGAGCGGTATCTCCACGGAGGGTACGTCGGAGTAGGTCACTCCGTTAATCTTTACGTTCTTTGCCATTTCTACTCCTAACTGACTCGCAAGACGGAGCCGTTCCAGGTGATGAGTCCGTAGTTGCTGGGTATCGGGTTCACAATCACGTCCTGGGACAGCTCAGTCCCCGACGTGGGCAGGATTTGCGCGTACTGGGTGGGCGTGACTTCGTATGCCCCCTCGTATGGCCGTCCCTCGCCCCTGATGTACGTGTCCCCGATTTCCAACCCGAGGCCAATGTCGTCATCCACGCGGAGAGCGGCCTCAGCGCCGTCCTCCACGGTGAGCGTGAGGCGGTAATCAGTCATTGATGAATCCTTCTTCCAGTATCCGCTTCACGGGCAGCTTGCCGATGGTGGTGGCGATTGCCACGTCCCCGTCCTGCTTGACGGCTCGAATCTGCACGTCGGCGTCACCGCCAGAGCGCATTGCGAGCGTGTCCTGCTGGGTGAGCGTGGTTGTAATCTCTGTGCCGCCCTCCACGGCCTCCACGGTCAGGTCGTCGCCCTGCTTCACGATGAGGCGGGAGCCGCACTTGAATGCGAGATGGATGTTCATGTCCGTGATGTCGGCATCGACCGAGACGGTGATTGTGGGTGTGGTGCCTCGTCTCATGGAATCACCTACTTCTTGAGTGCATCGACCTTCGCGGCCAATGCGTCAACCTTGGCGTTGACCTTGATGAGCAGGTCGTGGACGAGGCGCATGACGTTATAGGAGTTGCGGATGTAGCCGCCCTTGCCCTTGCCCTCTGCGCCCCACTCGGCTTTCTTGTCAACGTCCCAATACGCGGATTCCGCCACGCGCTCTGCGCAGCGTTGGGCAATCTTCTCGATGTCTTCGTTCGTCACGATGTCCTCCTGTTCGACGTACTTCTTGTAGTAGATTGCGTTGGCGCGGTCGCACATCCAATCGAGTCGGTCGTAGAGCACGCCCGGGCAATAGGTCGCCTGGAAGTCTCTGTGACCCCAGACGTTTTCGTTGCGCTTCAATGGGTACAAGTCATGGCGATAGGCAATTTCTGCCATGAGTTCGCAGCACGTCTCGACGGTGCGCTCGTCCACCAGCCAATCAGGTTCGCCCGTGGCGTTCACGTTCTCGATGCCGATGGTGTGCGTGTTCGCCCACCAATCGCCAGCGTGCCATGCGCCGTCGTACTCGTGCACGTACTGCTGCACCATGTCGTTCTGAACCGCGTAATGCGCCGATGCTTGCCTCGCGGCATGCGAGAAGGTCACGGCAACGGCCTCGATTGAGGTTGTCGCGGCATGGTGTATCACGATGCCCTTAACGTCGTTCTGGCCGCTGTAGAAGTTGGGCGACCATGCGGGATTCAGCCACTCCATCATTCGTCCAATCCGAAGTAGAACACGAGGCCATGTTCGCCGCTTGAAAACATGGGAACGGTGAAGTCCACAACCGCGTAGTTGTCCGACATTTGCGTCACGTAGTCCGTGAACGGTTCGCCGTCAAGTTCGGCTCTCGCGATTTCACGTCCCTCCACGACGTTCCCACTCGCGAAGAAGTCAAGCATCACGTGGAGTCCGCCCGCCAAGTTAACCGCAGACGTGCCGTCCATGACGTAACCCTGGTGCATAATCGGCCTACCGTCTTCGATGTTGATGAAGAAGCTGCGCGAATCATCGTCGCGCTCGTCCCAGGCTGCAACGCTAATCAATATCCCGCGTTGAGACCCGCCGCCGATGTTGGCTCCAAGGCCGTCAAGCGCCGTCTCGATGGTCGATTTGTCCGTTTGGTAGTCCGAACCCGCCAATGCGTCATTCAGGGCGTCCAGAGCGCCTGTGATGGTTCCAGACTTGTCTGCCGTGCCGCCGTTGGCCACGGCCATGGCGTTGAGTTTCGATGCGATGGTCATGCTACTCACCACGCATCGGAGATTCGGCCTCGGGAAGTCCAGCCAAGGAAGTCAAAAGGCTCAGAACCGCCGCCATGATCGTGACGGAGCAGAACCCAACCCAGTCGGCCTCGAATACGCCGATGGCTCCGCTTCCG